TTTGTTTTCTATTACTTCCCTCTTTGAAACTACAATGAATCCAACCAGCGTTAGGGTCATCATCTTTCCAATATTCTAAAATAAGTTGGTCAAAGTCACAGTTATTAGAAATCCATAAAGCTACTTTTAAATTTGATATACCAGCAAGTTCGAAGTCTGCGGCTTCACCTTTTGTATGTTGTGAAGTAGGTTTTGAACCAATAGCTTCACATAGTTCAGGGCTTCTATATCCTGAAGTAATTGTTATTGGTTTATCAAACTTTGCTCTTACAGGTTCTAATACTCCATAACAAAGATCAGTAAGATTTTTTATTTCTCCTGAACCAGCTTTATTCTCAATACCCTTACGAGTAGCTGTCATTGATTTTTCAAATTCTTCTAACTTAAAGTGTTTGCTTAATTGCATATTAAACTCCTATTTAATTAGTTATTCCGATTATCCATAATGTTAAAAAAATGTAACAAATAATTTCCATTATCTTGCTGTTGCTGGAACTCCGTTGCTAGATACTAATGGGTGTTCTGCGAAAGCCATAAAGATGTATGTTTGACCTGACTCATTAATCCAAGTTTTTGTTCCTCTTAATTTAAATCCATTAGAACATAAATCTATTGGTGCTGTTGTATCTGTTGCTTCACTTTCATTTTCATTAGCTTTTAACTGAGATTGTGTTGGATTGAATCCAATTCTTTTATTATCATATATGATCCAATCCCTTGCTTGTGTCGTTTCTTTAAATAAAACAAAAGCTGGTTTAAATCCTGTATAAACGAACACACCATCAGCATTTCCATTACCTGTATATGAACCAAACTTGCTAAATCCTTTTTTCTCTGCAAAGCAGTAAGCAATATGTTCAGCACCACTTCCACTAATAGCAGTATCTACTCCAATAGAAAAAACAGAAGAAGTTGGGTCTGTATTATTCCAATAGTTTGCACTTGAACCACTTACTGAACCTGTATCATCTAAATTTAAATATTTATCATTACCAACACTTTTATTGTAAATCATCCATTGGTAACCTGAACCTGTTAATCTTTTTACTATTATCATTGCTGGTACAGAACCTAATCCGTGTCCTACTGTTGCATTTGCACCACCACCTGTATATTTAACAATACTAAATCCTGATGTAGTTGAAGCTGAAACTGTTGATGTTATGCTTCCGTCTGTGTTTGATGAACCAGCACCATTAGCTTTCCAATTCCAAGCAACATAATTATAAACTTTATTAACTGATGTGCTTGTTCCTAAAGTAAATCCGTCAGAGTCAAAAGATTTTAGTTTATTTGTTTCTGTGGTTTGAGCATTAGTTAAATTAGAACTTATTGGTTTATTAGCACCCCTAACTTGATCGAATAATTCGTGCTGTTGTGCGGTATTACGCAATTTAAACCAGCACAGGTCGGGGGCGAATCCTATGCCCGTAATTGCTCTATTGTCTGTATTATTACCTGTATAAAGTAATGTATTAAAATAATCGTTAGGTTGAAATGAAATATAAGCCATAGTTAAATCCTTTTTATCATATTAATTAAAAGCTGTTAATACCTTTCGTACATAATGCTTGGTAACCACTAGGACAATCGTATTCAAAGATTCCACCCTCACTAGGTGCTGTTCCAGCAGAAGCTACTTGTGTTGTGCCGAAATATCCTTGACCAAAATTGGACTCGCAAATAGGTGTTCCATCACCACCATAATCACCAATTAAAAAATGATAAAATCCTGTGGAAGATGTAGCAAGTGTTATCGCACCCGTTCCGCTTGACCCTGATGTCGGATCGCCTGAGTTCATATAAGACCCATTTTTAGAAACGTATAATTTATTATTATCTAAATCCATTGCTACGCCAATAATATCACCTGATACCCAAGCAACTCCATAAGTTACACCACCACTACCAGCATAATATTTTCCATTATATCCAAAAACTACCATATCATTTGCACTAGCACCTGGAGCAGTAGTATTCGTAATTCCATTTCCAACACCTATCATCATATCAACTGCACCACCACCACCTGTACATTTAAATTCTGCATAATATTTTCCACTTGAAGCCGCTAGAGTTGAATATGTACCTGAATAGCTTGACCCTGAGTGACCTGTATAGGTAAGATTTCCATTTGTTAGTGCGTTAAGTGCTGTATTACCTGTCTTGTGTAAAGGATTTAAAGTAGCAAAGTTATTTGACGGGGTATCTACATTTTGAGTTAGTGTTCCCCCTGTTGTAAATGTATGATTATTGGAACTACTATCTAAATCCATATTACCTGAATTTTCAAATTTAAAAAAGAATCCATTAGTTCCATAAGTTACTGTTGGATTAGTTTTCGGTTTCCAAATCCCGCTAACAGAATCGCTTTCGCCAAAAGTTGATGCGGTATAAGCTGTTCCATCAACCCAATGAACGTGAGCCATTAAACCATCATAGTAAGCTGGTGTAGTCCATTCATCTCTACCTATTCTGTGTTGATAACTCCCAGCAGTATTCATATTTAAATTTTGATTTTGAGATGGATTTGTATTTGTAGAAAAACTTGTTTCTCTTGTTCCATTGACATAGATTTTACATCTATCTTCTGCTGTTCCATCTGTAGTATCAATAGCAACTACGATATGGTAAAACGCAGAATTATCCCTAAATTTTCTAGTAGTAATTTTTCTTAAAACATAACTACTGCTTACTTTTGCTCTTACTTCAAGAGAATCACTTGATTCAAAATTTATTTCAAAAAATTCCCCTGTTTCATAAACAGATGTAAAAATACCCTCATAACTTCCATTTACTGTTTTTTTTAACCAAGCTGAAAATGTTGATATGGTATTACTTCCTGTAGAAGATGGTGTTCTATATATGTATGTTGATGAATTAGCCATAATATTATCCTAGTTAAATTGTCCTGAGTTGTTTATACCAACACTTACAGTAATTGAAAACTCTCTATCTGCTGTTTGTGATTCTGCGTCAGTTGCTCGTATAGTAAAAGTGTAAGTTGTATCTCCTGTTGGGCTAGGTGCTGTTCCCGTTATTGCACCTGTGCTACTGTTTAAAGATAGATTCATTGTCGTTGCTGGTGTGTTAGCGTTTGATGTTAAAATAGATGTTGTTTCTGAAAAAGCTACTGTTGAATCTGATGATGCCGCTACTGATAATGATACTGTGCTTCCCGCAGATACAGTTCCAATAGAACCAGCCGCAGTAGAAAAAGTTGGTGAAGAAGAAGCAGATAAAATAGCAGAAGATGATCTTACTGCATTTCCGTCATTGTTCTCAACTCTAATAAAATAATTTGCAGAAGCAAGAGTAAAGGTAGCATTGATTGAGGTAGCACTTGTAAATGTGACTGCTGATGCTCTAGTGATTGCACCCGTTGATGAGTTTATAGCTTCAACTATTGGAACAGAAACAAAGTTAGTTCCAGCAATAGTAATACTTGATGCCGTGTCAGGTGCTAAAAATAAACTAGAAGATGTTATTGTTGGTTTAGTTTCTGATATAGATGCAAAAGATAAATTACCTGATGCGTCTGTTACCATAGCTTGACCTGATGTTCCGTCTGCTGTTGGCATTTTGAAAGTAACACCATTTGAATTAAATTTACTTGATATAATTTTAAAATGATTACCCATATGTGCGTGAGATGAACATTGATAATAAAGAATATTTGGTGTGTATTCATCTATTGCAATTTGTGTATATGCGCCTGACGAACCTGGGGTTCCATTAGTAGTCACTCCTGTTGTATAAGCTGTTGATTTTGCGTCATCTAAATAAAATCTTAAAGGGTGGTTTGTATTACTATTATCTGATTGATCGAATTTGTAGTAATAAGGTTTTGAAGTATCTGCACCATTTAGAGTAAATGCTGGTGCTTCTAACGACTCTAAAAAATAAGCATTTGAACTTCCAACGCCACTATAAGGGTGTGCAGTTGTTTTTGAACCAACTGTTACTGTGTAAGTTATTGGAGATGAAGAAGAACCATAAGCTCCTCTGTCGTGAAATAAAGATGATAAGCTAGATAACGTAACTGTGCTATCTACAATATTTACAACATCATTAGTCATATCAAATATTGCAAAATCTATCCAAGCGTCATTATCAGCATTTCTAAACTTTAATGTATTTGAAGAAGTGTCATACCACCATTGATAAGCATAAGTTGTACTAGGTTCTGATGATGATGAGTTATTTGATACTATTGCTGATAAAGCATTATTTAAGTCTTGACGTGTTGCTGGGAAAGTCGCGTTATCTATTACGTAATCGTGATTTGCCATTTATTAAAAGCCTTTCGCTATAAAATCAAATTGACGAGAAACAGCACTATTAGATGAATTTTTAAAAGTAACATCAAATCCATTTATAGTTTTATTTTCTACTAAGAAAAAATCACCTGTTGCCATTCCTTGTCCTGTTATACCTACTGCATAATTAACAGTTTTGAATGCTTTTGTAAATGAAACTGTTTTTGTCCCAGCACCACTTGATATATCATTTCCTGATTGTATTCGATCTTCCATATCAATAGACACAGATAATGCAGAAATTACAGGTGTTGTTGCACCATCTCTTGAAATTAGAACTAATCTAAATTTATAATATCTTGCAGTATAGTCTCCAATTACAAAATTTCTGAATGCTGTAAATGTAGAATTATCATCAGACAAAGCTATTTCTAAATGTGCGTTTTCGTTAGCGGGTGCATCTCCATCAAACGAACCTGTTGCTGAATCAAATAATCCACTTTTAGAATCAAATAAATCAGTTGGATCTTCTGAAAACTGCGTTAATGAAGCTGTTACTCTCGAAGTATGAACTGCACCAATATCAATAACACTAGCAAAATCATAAGTTCCTGTTTGTGATAAATCAGTAAGTCTTAATAAATTACTAGCCAAAGTTAAGTTTGTTTTAGTTCCTGTAAAATTAGGATTTTCTGTGGCACTTGCAACATTATTAAAGTTTCCAATAGCTGTTACATTTGTTGCTATTATTGTAGCTTGTAAAGAAAAGTTGCCTAATTTATCTACGGCTTTAATTAGATAAGAACCTACTCTAGCTGGAACTGTTACTGATGTTGCTGGTCTTGATACCTTTTCAATTAGTGATACTGAGTTCTGCCATTCTGCACCTGTTGTTAATGTTGAATACCTAACTTGATAAAATGCTAAATCTAAATCAGTTACTGCTTCCCAAGATAAATGGGCTTCGTTACCTAATATATTACAAGAGAAGTCTGTCACATCTGATATAGGGTCAGTTGCACCAACAATAGTCCTTTGTGCAGAAACATATGTTGATGAAGAACCTAAAGATGATACAGCTTTTACTCTTACATCATAAACTTGTTGGTCAATT